TGAACTAAACCATCCAACTGGCCCAACTGTCAATCTTGACCGTGTTTCGCACATCGTTAAGGAACTTCATGAAGATGGCAATACCATTTACGGTAAGGCCAAGATCATGGATACCCCAATGGGTCGCATTGTAAAGAACCTAATTGAAGAAGGTGCACAATTAGGTGTATCTACCCGTGGTATGGGTTCGTTAAAGAGTAAGAATGGTTATCAAGAAGTTCAAGAAGATTTCATGCTTGCTGCGGTTGATATCGTAGCCGATCCATCAGCTCCAAATGCTTTTGTTAATGGAATCATGGAAGGAAAAGAATGGATTCTTGAAAATGGCAGCTGGTCTGAAAAAGAATTCAACAATGCCAAAAGAATTATTAAAAGTTCTTCAAAGAGAGATTTAAACGAAAATATCGTCAAACTATTCAACGATTATTTTAGGAGCATGTAATGTCATTTGACTGCATCACCGAAGGTTCCAAAGATTACATTAAATACATTCTTCAATTAACTGAAGAATCTATGACTGGTGTTACTTTTGTACCTCCTGGTCGTAAAAAAGAAACTAAAAAGAGACCTTCTTTTACTTTTAATGGTGGTGCAGGTGGAAAAGGATTGGGTGGGGGAGATGATATCCAACCTGGAGATTTTCTTTCAACAAATAAAGATAAAAAGGGAAAAACAAAAGATGAAGGTTTGCGTGGAAAAATAATGTGGGGTAATTCTAATATTCCAAATTCACGTACAACAAATAAGAAAGGAGAAGAACAAGACGATACCCCAGGTGGTTTAAAATATATAACCTCATTAGGTCAAGCTCAAAGTGCTTTGGATTTTGTAGACCAAATGATGCCTGCAGCAGTAAAACTGCTTTTAGCCAAAGGTCTTTTCTCTTCAGAAATTAAAGCTAGACCTGGTAGTACTGCTGCCAAACCTGGTAGTACTGCTGCCAAACCTGGTAGTACTGCTGCCGACAGTAATGTTTCTTTGAAAGGTGCATTAGATGTGGCCCGCAGTGGTGCTAGCAAAGAACAAGAAATGGCTCTTTCTGGATTTGAAGCTGTAGCAGGTGATGTACTATCTCAAATAGAAAAATTGACCGGAACGGAAGCGATTGCAAATGAGAAAAATCCACTTGCCCAAAAAGTAATGCAATACAGCAAAAATTTGGGAGCAATAGATCCTTATAATCCGCTATTGGGTCTAAAAATTGGTGTTGAAATGTTGGGTGGTAAGGAAGTTTTAAGACGTACAAGAGAACTTGGTGCAGTCCAAAGCGCTGGTGCGGCAAGTTCAATGGGACATCCCTCTGGTTTCAGAGGATATTAAAAATTAAAATATACTAAATAATTTAACCTTAAGGATTAATTGACATGAAAAAGAACAAAAAACTAAATTTATCTGAAGCTGCTGCCCAAGTAATGGGTGTTATGGACGCAACTGGTCGTTCTGATATGGACGCAAGTGGTCGTGGATCCATGATTCCCCCTCCAGTTGACACAACTGGCGTTTCTGCAATTGCAGCGTCTGCTGGTCAACCTGGCGTACCCGCAACCATGAGAGTTGCTGCTCCAGGTATGCGTGCTACTGTTGCAAAAGATGGCGAAGAAGATACTGCCATTGATAATGATGCTCAAGAAGGCGAAGAAGGCGAAGAAGAAGAAATGCCTGTTGAGACCAACGAAGAACTAAAGGCACAATTCCGTGATGCCATCATTTCTCTTCTTGGTGAAGATAATGTCAATAAGTCTTCTCTAGAACAACTTGAAGCAATCTTTGAGGCTGCTGTCTCTGACAGAGTTGAATCAGAAGTTGCCAAGGTTCTTGTTGAACTTGATGAGAATGCCAAAGACTATCTCTCTAATGTAACCAATTCATTGGTTGAAAAAGTTGATGACTATCTTGAGTACGTTGTTGAAGAGTGGATGACAGAGAATACTGTTGCCGTCGAACAAGGTATCAAGACCACTATTGCTGAGAATTTCATCAGTGGTCTCAAGAATCTTTTTGAGAATCACTACATTGATGTTCCAAACGAGAAGTACAATGTTCTTGATGAACTCTATGAGCAAAACAGAAAGCTTCAAGAATCTCTCAATGAGTCCATGAAGTTTAGCATCGATCTCAAGAAAGAGATCGCACTCACCGAGTGTGCTGGAATCTTTGTTGCCGAAACCAAGAATCTTGCTGACACTCAAGTCAACAAACTACAAAATTTGATGGAAAATATCAACTTCAACACTCCCGAAGAGTATCGTAATAAGTTGGTAGCCATCAAGGAAAACTATTTACAGGGTAATAGAGTTTCTGCACCCTCTAAGCCAGTTGATGAGGATATGACCTTCTCAAAGACTGTTTCTGCTCCAACAACACTCGTAGAAAACTATGCGAATGTAATGGGTAGATTAAATAAGAAACTATAACTTTACTAATTACTAAATAATTTTAACTCACAGGAGAATTTACTAAAATGCAATTTCAAGACAATACCCCATATGACATTCTAACCGAGAAATGGAATCCAGTGCTCAATCACGAAGCACTATCTCCAATCGGTGATGATTACCGTAAGAAGGTCACTGCCGTCCTTCTTGAAAACCAAGAGCAAGCCATTCGTAGCCAATACCTCGCTGAGGATATGAGCTCCGGTAACCTCGGTGGTCCCGCCACCTCCACTGGTTACAACACTGGTGCCGTCTCTGGTTATGACCCCGTTCTAATCAGCCTCGTTCGTCGTTCCATGCCAAATCTCATGGCATACGACATCTGCGGCGTTCAACCCATGACTGCCCCAACCGGCCTCATCTTTGCGATGCGTTCGCAATATGGCGCTGGTTTCCCCGGCACCACTTATGGCAATAACAATTACACCGAAGCCATGTTCCAAGAACCACAACCAGTATACGGTGGTTCAGGATATACCCTCGCTGGTCTATCATTCGCTGGTATTACCGGTGGTTACGGTCTAAGCGCTGGATGGAACTATGCTCCTGGATTCTCTGGTGGTATTAACTATACCTCCGCAGGTTACTCCACTAACGGCATAAATTCCTTCAATGCTCTACGTGGTATCTTGACAAACTTTGGTGAAGGTATCGGTGGAGGTGCAGCTGGAACTTCTCCTTACACTGCCTTTAACCAAATGTCTTTCTCAATCGACCGTGTTGCTGTTCAAGCTCGTACTCGCGCTCTAAGCAGCAACTACTCTGTTGAATTGGCACAAGACCTCAAGGCCGTCCACGGTCTCGATGCTGAAGCCGAACTCGCCAATCTTCTCAGCACAGAAATTCTTGCTGAAATCAACCGCGAGATCGTTCGCACCATTTATTATGTTGCTAGAGCTGGTAGCCAACAACCAGATATCGGCAATAAGGGTGTTTATAATCTTGTTGCTGACTCAGATGGTCGTTGGTCTGCTGAACGCTTCCGTGGTCTCAGCTTCCAAATCGAGCGCGAGTGCAATGCAATCGCCAAGGAAACCCGCCGTGGTAAGGGAAACTTCATCATCTGCGATAGCGATACCGCAGCTGCCCTCGCCATGTCTGGCTTCATGAGCCTCAGCCCAGCCATTGCTCCTCAACTCAATGTTGATGATACTCAAGCAACTTTTGCTGGTATCCTAAGTGGTAAGATCCGTGTTTACATCGATCCATATGCCCCACTTGGTGCCAACTTCTTCGTTGCTGGCTATAAGGGTGAGAGTCCATATGACGCAGGTATCTTCTACTGCCCATACGTTCCTCTCCAAATGGTTCGTGCAGTTGATCCCAATACTTTCCAACCACGTATTGCGTTCAAGACCCGTTATGGTGTTGTTGCTAACCCATTCGTTCTCAATAGCAACAGAGCTCCAGATGGTGAAACCCTAAGCCCTGGTATCAATCAATACTACCGTCTAACCCAAGTTGCCAACCTCCACGGTAACGGTACTTGATTAGAAGTTAGTTGATAGCGTAAGTTCAAAAACCCTCCCGAGAAATTGGGAGGGTTTTCTTTTATCCATAAATATTTCTATGGCAACCTGCTCAAGTAATACCAATCCACTTTACAATAATTACTTTACTCTTAAATTTAATAGAGGTACTAGCCAACTGGAACTTATGTGTCAGAGAGCAAACCTTCCCGGCATTTCTGTTCCAGATCTAGTTCAACCAACTACTTTGGGTACTACAATTCCAGTTCCAAGTATGGTTGCTGGATTTGAACCTCTGGCAGTGGAATTCATTGTTGATGAAAATATGACAAATTGGAATTCCATATACTCATGGATTCGAAATATTACAAATATTGAAACTTT